CGCAAACAGAGCTAACTCTCCCGGAGTGGGAGGCCTTTGTTCATCGATGACAGCAATAGCCGTAGCTTCCGCAGCACCAAACATAGCACCACGCTTACCTTCAGCCAAAGCACCTATCTTCATTGCCTGTGCTGTAGTTAAGGGCATACCCGCAGCCTTAGCAGCAGCCTTAGCCTTCTGAACAGCCTTAGCTCCGGGGACTAGGTTGATAATGCCACCCATAATGGCACGACCTATAGAGTAGTTCTCCCTTCCCTCTATCTCTTGAGCAGTAAGGCTACCTACTACACCCCCACCAAAGGCGATGAAAGGGTATAGTGGGCCAGTACCAGCACCCGCCAACTGAGCGGCGGTAGAGATAGCTATCTCCGCTGTAACGCCCTGTGCCATCTGCATACCAGTTGGCCCTTCAGCTGTATCTGTAGCCTGTACCTTTGGTAAATCCAATTCTCTATAGTTACCATTATCAAGTTTCTCAAAGTATAGCCCCTGTGGGTTTACTTCTACGTTTATGCGCTTATAACTATCCTCTCCAACCCTACGCGCATACTCGCCCTTGTCATTTTGGATTATTTCCCCGTACTCACTAGCCATCTATTTAGCCCTATCGTTGGTTTGGGTTTTGCAACATAAACATACCAGAGCTTGGTAATGGTGCAACGGGTTGGGTTTTATACATATCCCTATGGTCTGTAAAGGTTATACCCTTCTCGTTAATACTTTGTAGGGTGTCCGTTACGCTACCACTTGCAGCTTTGTAGCTATCCCCGAGGTATTTCATTATCTTGTCAACACTACTAGGTTCCATATCATCAGCAACAGAAGCACTTTCCATACCTTTGCCCAAAAAGGCATCTTTAGATAGCTCCCCATCCGTAGTTTCAGTGGTTGCACCTGTATCAACAGAAGTTTTAGGGGTTGCACCATCTACTGGATAGATGATGTCGTATAAAGATACCGCTTTAGCGTACGCATCTGGGGCATCTAGGAGGTTCTTGTGCATAAAGTCCTGAGCCATCTTAGCTAATTCCCTATCGCGCTCTGGTTTAGTCATAGGTGCGCCACTAGCCTCTCGTAGATTAGCCAGCTGGGAGGGTGCGTTACCCATTTCCAAAGCCCTAGCCTTGTTCTCTTCAGTTGGGTTCTTAGAGTATTCAGCAGCCGATGTGTACTTATCCTGTACATCCATACGGTCAGCGTACTCATTAGCTGCACTCTCTTCCCTAACCCTGTTAGCTTCACCTCTGGCTTCTTTAAGGGCATCCATTTGTTGACCTTGTAGGATGTACTTAGATGCAGTAGTGGAGTCACCAGCGGATTGGTAAGCATCAGCAAGCATATAGAACCTACGGGAATCATCAGGGGCTAGGTTCTCAAGGCTCTTATTCAAAGCTTCCATCTTAGCCTTGTTATCCTTAGCTTCTTGACGGGGATCAGTACCACCCATAGCAACGCCTAGCTTAGTACCTAGGTAGTCCCCAATGGTTGCGCCTAGCATAGCCCTGTCAGCACTAATGTTACCGCTGCTTGATAGTTTCATAGCTAAGTCTTGAAGACCCTGCCGCTTCTCTTCCTCATACTGACGTTGAGTAATACCAAATATGTTATCAACTAAACCAGCCATTATCTTTCCACTCCCAACAAGTCGTAGTTAACCATGTAGTAACCGTTGTCTGGGTTAACAAACACAGCCTCTGGGTTATCAACCATAACCTCTTGCGCCATCACGCCGCTAGTAGGCTGATCTGATATACCAAGAGATATAGCTAACTCGTTCCAATCCCAAGTATATGTGTTATGCCCATTCTCGTAACCAGTGCTGAATACATTCTCTTTAAGCCTAATATCACTTTGAGAAGAACCATAAGCCGAAGCACCTGCAACAAGAGCAGACTTAAACAAGGAGTCTTGGGCAGGTGTACCAGCAGCTGCTAAGTTTGAACCAGCATTGGCTGAAGCAGCTTGTGACTGCCTAACCATGTTCTCTAAGGTAGCAGCTTGGTTCATCAACCCACTTTCCATACCAGCAACTTCTTGAGCAGTACCTAGTGCAGTACCAAAGCCAGACTGTAGGTTGGCAAGTTGTTGTTGGAATGCTTGTTGGTTCATACCATAAGTACCAGCAGCTTGTCCATAACCTTGAGCTTGTTCACCCATAGCAGCCTGTCTAGACCCAGCGTATGCTTGTTGTAATGCTTGTGCTTGACCCTGAGCTAAACCAAATGCATCGGGGTTAACCATTCCACCACCCCCAGCACCAGCAGCATCGCCAGCCAGCATAAGGCCCATACGACCCGACCCGAATAAGTCTGATTGGAGTTGTTGTCTTTGTTGTGCAAAGACTGGGTTGAGTGCTTGTTGTTGCTGTGCAAAGTAATCATTAGTAGCTTGTTCCATTGATTGGTCATAGCTAAAGGGGGTTTGATCAGCACCTTGTAACTTAGTAAAGTACTGGCTAAGTGCTGGGCTTGCTTGATCTAGGCTTTGTCCATACAGTTCTTTAAGCTGTGGGTCAAGGTTTTGAGAGAAGTTAAAGCTCTCACCATCCTTTTCACCCTTAGCTGAACCATATAGGCTCGTATAGCTGAATGGCTGAAACTGCGCCCCCTTCATGGCTTCTGCGGGTTTAGCCTCACTACCCCCGAATACACTCTTAACTACACTACCCATTATCTGTAACTCCTGAATTATTTATATATATATCTCGTTCAAGCCCATCTAAACCTGTACGACTCTTGTAGTATTTGAAACCAAACATTGTTAAGAACTTACTATGTGTATTGTCACCTTGATCGTGTACAGCATAGATGGGCTGTTTGTGCATATTTAATAATACATCTAAGGCAATCCTTAGCTTCTTTTTGACTAACCTATTCCAGCCCCCTATCACATCACAGTGTATGTACAAGTCATCCTCGTATCTGTCTAAGAATAGTACAAAGTCTGGGGTAGTAATAACGGGTTCTTTCAAACTATACTCCAATAGAGAACCAACGTACAGTTCTTGCATTGCCATCGGCATTAGCCACTATAACTTGTGTAAGGCTAGTGGTTGTTGTACTTGCTGGTGCGCCGTAGTCTACGTTTGCAGGATACATAACCGCCCAAGCAGCTATGTGACTTGTGCTGTATGCTTTTGGTAAAGTCTCTGTACTTGTCGCGTTAGCAGCTAGGGATACAGTACCCCATTGTAGTGTTAGGCCACCGGGAAATACTTGGTAACCCTCTGTACCTGTTACGTCCTGTACCCCCGCCCCTGTAAACTCACCATCTAGGTACGCTGAATCGATAGCATGAGTGTGGCTATCTGCGGTAACAGCATTTGTACTTGTACTTGTGATGGTACCTGGGGTACCCAGTGTTAAGGTACGGCTTGCATCGATAGTACCCCCACCCGTAATACCATCCCCAGCAATCATATCAACTAAATCACGGGCAGCTTCATTAGCAGCATCAGCAGCTGCATACGCAGCCTCTACAGCAGTCTTAGCCGCCTCCACAAAGGCTGTGGTTGCGATCTGAGTGGTGTTAGTATCCGCAGCAGCTGTAGGGGCTAATGGAGTACCTGTGAGCGTAGGGCTGTTGAGGTTAGCCTTTGTAGCTACCGCTACTTGTATGGCATCAAACTCATCATCAATCTCCGTACCTTTAACTATCTTGTTTGCGTTACCCGTAGTCAAGGCATCCTTAGATGCGAAGTCAGTGGTCTTGGAATAGTTTGACATATTAAAGCACCTTACCTTGTTTAGCGTAAATATCTAGTTTCTGCACACTAATCTGTGCGCCATCAATAGTTGTTTCAATACCAAGCTGTACTATAGAACCTGCCCCTGCAACTGAACTATCAATTCTGTCTAAGGCAATACCTGAGTTGTACTCTGCTAATACAGCTGCGTTAGCTCCGTACTCATCTATACCGTACTCAGATATAACCTGACCTGATAAGGTAAAGGGGAAACTAAAGTAATTAGTTGTGTATTCATAACCTATCTTTAAGGTGAACTGTTGCGCTGAAGAACCAATAGCAGTAACAGCAGCCCTCTTAATAATCTTACTTATGTTTGGTGAACCCATATCAAAGTGATTAGTAAAGTACCTCATCACATAGGGTGTTCCATTATCTGTATACAGCCCGTACTCCGCTATGCCATCTTCTTGAGCAAAGTACATAACATCAGTAGTCTTATCATGCACCATAGCTGCATGGTTCTGTGCTGACCAAGTAGTAACCCGCAAGGCTGCATTCTCCAGCTTAGTCCTTGTATCAAAGATGTACGATAGGGCTGCTTCAGGGAATGTGATTACATAGATAGCCTCATCGGGGAAGTAGCAAGCCTTGATTGCACCTTGGTCACTCTCTCTCTTGGCTATGTTAACAAAGGTGTCCCTTACATTCTTAGTCAAGTCATCCAAGGGTAAAGACTTCTGCTCTATCGTCCTACCTAGGCTTCTAAGCCCCGTAGAGGATAGGAACACTACGTCAGTACCTATGCTCTGTATTGAGTCCCTAGCAGTGCAACCAACGCCCTCAATGACCTCAACCAACTGCATGGTAGATACGTCGAAGTTTCCACCAAAGGAATCATTATCTTGAAATACAATAATGTTCTCTTTACAGAATATGATTAGGTAACCATTATGTGCTGCAAGACCTGTGATAACATCTGAGCCTTTTGGCAGTACACCAGCAATGTTCAAGGAACCGGCTGAACCAGTACCCCACTTAGCCCCATCCAACAGGTCTGAGAAGTACACTGTAGTTTTGTTAGTAGTTGTATCAGCAGCCCACAGTCTACCATACGCTGACATACAGATGTTAGCTGCTGGGGCAGTGCCTGTGTAGCTTGCGTGTTGATCTATACTCTTGAACTCATCTGGCGTAGTTTCATTAGTGTAGTACAGGGGCTTGTAACCCCTTTGGAAGAAGTATGTTCTGTCATTAAGAGTAACAGTATTCCAATTACCTACGGTTATAGTGTCTGTAGTGGTGGGGGTAAGGGTAGTTAAGGTTGCTAGCCCTTTGTAGAACAATGTATTGGAGTAGGACAGTACAGTGTTAGTACCATCAACAGCAATGAAGGGGTGGATACCTTTTAGGTTAACACCTGTACTACCAATGGTACGGTAGAACCAACCTTTACGAGAACCCAACCTACCGTACTGATCTATTACACAGTTGTTAGCCTCCAACGCAAAGCTGGGGTCATTGGCTACTGAGGACTCCTGAGTGTTCAAACCCAAGAATGCTGGAGCTACTAATGAGGATGTTAAGAGTTGCTTTGCCATAGTCTATACCGAGTACCAGATAGTTTCTTCTAGGTGCTTCTGTGCATCATGCGCTATAGCGTCACTGAGAGCCACCTGAGCGCGGTTGTAAGCACTAGCTGGGTTGATACCCCCCTCTTCACCACGCTCCTCTACAGCCAATGCGTAAGCTAACAGGAGTACTGGCTGTGTAGGGATGAGCAGCATATCAGCATCACCAGATAGTTCAGGGTTACGCATTACTACGTTAAACCTTATGGTGTACACCCCATCTGGGATTGGATACAAGTCAACCTGTGTGTCCCCAGCTGCATCTACACCATTGAAGCTGTACTCTGTGGGGGTTCCTGTACTCGGCGTACCAGTTAAGAACTTACCATTCATATCATGTGCTGTAGCATACTGTAGGAAGAAGTCATCCGTATCATTAAGTACATCAAGAGTAGTGAAGTTATTGTTTGTGCCTGTTAGTACATAGTTAAATACATCAGCCTCCGTTGTTGCTGTGAGGGTTGTACGTAAAGCTGACCACTGCCATGATTCCTCGATGGTAGATTTAGCGTCATTAACAAGCACCCCAATAAGGCGGGAATAAATACTCTCCTCCACTGATGCAACTGTACGCTCCCGTAGTCTCTTTAGTATGTTGTTTACAATATCAAGATAAGTCATTATCTATAAGCCCCAGTTATTTATCTTATCGTTGTTCAAGGTCTAGTCTGTCTCGTATATACAGTAAGTCACTAGAGATACGGTTGAATACCTCCTTGACGTACTCGTGTTCTTTAGTTAATGATTGGTCAGTTACGTCGGCCCTGTACTCTAGGAGGTTCATCCTGTCATCGAAGCTGTTAAGGAAGACTAAAGCAACCCCTATAAGTGACACAGTTGTTAATAAATGTCCTAAGTTAATAGTCTTGCTTATGTGCCACCTTACGTCGTCTTCCATAATACTTCCTTACTTATAATTAAAAGATGCCCATCCACCCAATCTAACTGCGAGGAAGAACGATACTGCAACACCTAGCTTAGGTGCTACCGCTATACCCTTTGTTCTGGATGTGTCTCTAAGCATCGCCATAAAGAACTTCCAATCACACACTAAACGTCTTGCTTCATCTCCACCTTCCCGATAACCATCATCATGTTTTATACAGCTGGCTTCAAAGAACCAACCGAATAGCTTTCGCCGTATTGTAGCTGGCATCCACTCTGGCCCACAAGCTGCACCACTCAAGAGAAGAAGCTCGCTCTAAATGGAACCCACACTTCTTGGAAGGCTGCCATGTTTGAGGGGGTTAGTACCAGAACATTGCCATTGTTAAACTTAAATGGGACACTTAGCCCACTGGCCACATAGCCCTGTATAGAGATTAGTCCCCACATATCTTCAGCCTCAGCAGAACACATGACACCTTCAAATAATACACCCGCCAACTTATCTTCTCTTTTCTTGTTAGCGGCTAAGTTATCTAGCTCTGCTTGTGTCAAGGGTACTACAAGCCACTGTAGTGTCCATACACCTGCGTTGTTAAGAATACCACCCTCTTGTACTGCCTCTACTGCTGCATCGAACACAGGGGCAGCAGGGACGTTGTAAGGGTATACACCGTACTCAGCTGCCCTTTCATTCAGCGTAGCTTCATCCAAAGAGCCATCAAGGATTCTCTTCGGAAAGGACACATCAGGAAAGTCAGCCTTCAACTGACGAAGGTTGTACTTCTCTGCTGTGTTTGCATCTATTGGTTTGCAGTAATTCATTGTTTAATCCTATGCTGTGAATCCAAAAGAGGCTACAGCAGACATACCAGTGCCAGATCCTGAAGTCAGTGTGTAGTCATTCGTTGTGCTGTTTTCAGTTGTAAGGACAGAGCCACACCAATAT